TAGGTGACCAATCAGCAAATGTTCTGTTACCGGCAAGTTTTACTTCACGACCAAAATAATAAATTGGTACTTGTCCGATAGTTGATCCTGGTATCTGTGCTGATCTTGCCATAAATTCCAACTTACCACCAGCAGTTAAATTCGTTACTTTACCGTTGCTTGCAAGAGGTGCTGGTAAAGTAGGAATCTGAATCTTGAATAAATTTGGTCTTGCACCATCATTTACCAACTGATTCGTAAATTGTGAAATATTAAAAGCCATTTTATTCTCCTATTTCTTGTTATTTATTACGCTGTGGTGTTGGTAATTGTGGAGAATGTAACACCAGTTCCTACTGCAACAAAGTTCAATTGAATGAAGTTCACTGAGCGAGCAGGTTGAATGTAGATATCACCAACAAACTGATTAGCATTAACAACAGCAGGAGTATTGTTTGTTGAGTCACACACAACTTGGAAGTTTGTAATACCGCGTTGTGCTTGAACTTGTCGCAAGAATGGAGTTACTAGAGCAACAAACTGTGCTTGAGTGAAACCATCATTGAATTCAAACAATGAATACTGTGCAGCTTTTGCAATTGCTTGCTCAAGAACAATAAACAGTCTGCGAACATTGATTCTATCAAATGCAGATGGCTGTGTTTGCATGGTTTTGTCACCAAACAGAACAGTGCCTTGTCCTGGGAATGATACAACAGGATTTACTGCAACTTGATATAGTGCATCACGACCTGCTTGAGGTGGATTCCATGCAAGTTTGATTACATTCTTGATTTGACCTCTGGTATAACCAGCAGGAGAATACCAAGGTGCATTGTTTGTGTCAGTATATACACAAAGACCTGCAATGTCGCCGTTCAGTGGTACCCAACGATATGTATTGTTGTAACGGTCAAACAAATACTTCCAGCCAGAATCAGCAATTGCATAAGATCCTGTTGGTCCACCAGACAAGGATGAAAGACCGCTCATCCAAGACACTACGCTAGTTTGTTCGCTGCCCACATTGTTTACAACAGCAGATTGTGGTGGAGAAACAAATGCCACACAATCTTTACGGGTTGCTGCAATATTGATTGCTGCTGTTTGAACTGCTGTGTTGGTATAAGGACCTGTCATCAATAGTGAAATTGATGTTTGTGCAGTATCTGCAAAATAATTCATTGCATTTACGATATCATTTGTTCCAACCGCAACATCAATACCATTAGATAATGGTAATGTGTAAGTTCCTGACAATGTTGTAAAGTTTGTGTTTGCCGAAGTTTTACCCCATGTACCGCTAGTTGCAGAATAATTTACTGGATCGACAGCATAAACATATCTTGAATTATTGAAAATAGCATTTTTGTAATAATTTGATTGTCCTGAAGAATCTACACTGTCTGATGCTTTTGACAAATATGGGAAAGTTTCTAGAACAGTTCCTTTAGTGCCAGAAATCAATCCACCAGTATCAACAACAGCGATATGAATTTGATCGTTTGCACCACCAACTTGTGATGTGTTGTATGAAGTACCTGGCAATCCGTTAAAGAAACCTGAAAGAGCTACATTAGCATAGTTGCTACCTGCTATATTATAAAGAGCAATATTCCAAGCATTGAACTGTGCAGTAGTTGATCCCGCATCGATCACAGAAACAGTAATTGAGTTTCCAAGTGCACCTGGATAGCGCGCCATGAAGGCACCATAAGTGTTCGCATTTGGTCCGGTTAATAATGTGTATTGGAAAACATCTCTATTAGGAACTTGAATAGCCGTTGCTGAAGAGTTAGCGAGAGCATTCAAAGTTCCGGTATTTGCCGCACGAACAATTTGCAGATTGTTACCGTAAGACAAGAAAGACGCAGCAGTAAAGAACGAAGCCGCACCATTAGATGAAAGGTTTGCGTCAGGTTTTCCAAAAGTGTTTATTAGTGTTTTTTCTGTATCGACAGGGGTCAACTTGTTTACTGGGCCCCAAATAAATTCACCAGCATAAGCACCAGCAGTAGTCAATACCGAAGGGACAATAGTGGTTAAATTGGTTTCAGTTACTAGTACGCCTGGAGACAATTGCGCTGTAGCCATTTGTTCATTCTCCTTGAAATATTCTGTTATTGGCAATCATTACCATGAGATTATTTATCAATTACAGGTTTCTCATCATATCTCGCATGAAACCTGCATAAATTTCACCCTCTCCGGTATTGAGTTCCCACAAATCACCACCAATCATTTCTAAACCTTTATCTATGCCATCATCAAATATCATTTCTGGAAGAGTCTCTTCATCTACTTGATTCATTTTTTCTAACTGCAATTGCTTTCTTACATCGTGATTTACAATTTCTTTGAAATATGACTGTGCAGTAACCCATGCAAAGATGACCAAAGACATTACAAGGTCGTCATTCGCATCTCCTTCAGCAGAGAAAGAGTTGTTATCTGCAACAAAAGTGGTCAATTCTGCTATTGTGTCAAAATCTTGAATCAAAAGTTTGTCACTTTCTACCAGAGTTTTCAAATTTGCACAGCCAATTCTCTTGACTTGTGGAGACATTTTAAGTCCCATCTGAATACCTCGGGCAAAACCAGCAGAAAGCTGTTGTGGTTTCTTGTTGCCCGTGAATATTTTCCACAAGTTTTCATATTCCAATTCTGCATGCAATGATTCCGCGACTTGTGGATTGTTGTTTATTTCTACCAAAATATACGCATCATTATACATTTTTGCTGCATTGTATATGATCGTAGGGAAAAGAATTGGAGAAATTGTTGAACTATGATATGTTGCAACTTGCCTGTACGGTGTCGTAGAAATATCAAATACTGAAAATGCTGAAAAGTCCAGATTCTTACCTTCTGAAACATCAACTGTTATTGCATACAGATGATCTTTTTTCTCCTCGCCGTCAATTTCTTTTACAGGGTGTTCGTAAATTTTGATCTTGTCATGTTCATAAAGAGGTTCTTTATAGACCAATTGCTGTAGTTTTGTACCAGAAATCAATGTATTAGTAGAACCTAAGAATTCGCACTCAAACTCCTGTCTGAATTGTTCTTCAGATGTATTGCGGATCGTCTCTTCTCGCCATTTGGCATCTCTTCCTGGCACCATTGACCAATGGATTTCAAATGTTTTGTATTCATTTTTCTTACCGATAGCATCCATCCACATCTTATAGAATAGATTCATACCATTTGGTGTAGAAACAATAATGATCTTTGTGGATTTACCAGATGAGATAACAGGGTAAACTGAGTTAAAGAACTCGTCGGCAATGTTTGCTGGAACGAACGCAAACTCGTCCAAGAATACGCAGTTGAAAGAACCGCCTCGAATTGCGGAAGATGAGGTTGACGCTGCAAGAATCTTTGAACCGTTCTCCAACTCAACATTACCTTTATTCCAGGTAACAACGCCTTGTTGCAGCCAAATAGGAAGATTTTCGTAGGCCAGTTGATACTTTGCAAGAATATCTCTAGCCAAAGAACCTTTGTTTGCGAGAACTGCAATATTCTGTGAATCGGTGAAGAGTGTCAACCAGAGAAGATATGCAACAGAGGTTGTGGTTTTACCGACTTGTCGGGGACATTTAGTGATAACAAATCTGTTCTCATGGAACAATTGAATCATCTGTCTCTGAAATGGCCACATCTCAAACGGCATCAGACCTCTGTCAACGTTAACAATCTTGATGTAATTCTCTGCAAAATATACAGGGTCCTTAACACACTTTGCGTATTCTTCTACTTGATCTTGTGTCCAATTGATTTGAACACCAGCTTTCTTGAGAAGAGGATTATCTCTGTAGGAGTCTTTACTTCCAATAGTCATTATTTCATTCCCTTGATAAGCTTATTCAATTCACTGGTGCTTCCTACAAAAATAGCATTATCAATTTGTGTTCCACCTGAAGAACTATTTTTATCCATTTCTCGCATTTGTTTTTGCACAGCAAGTAATTCTTTATTTGCCTCTACCACATTCTTCAATAGAGTGCCATAAACTTCAAATGCTCTAGGATGTTGACCGTCTTTAGCAATCTGCAAAATGTCTTGCATGGCCTCTTTGCCCTGATCTATCAATTCTTGTAGATTTGCTTTGGTCTGTTCATAGGCGTCATTCAGATCACCAGATAGATCACTGTTCACAGATAGTTCATTTTTAGCTGGAATTACAACTGGGGCACTTTCAATTTTTGTTGGTGTAACATCAAAAATCTGTTCCATATTTTTTTCAAATGTACTCATATTATCCTACTTGTATTCAGTTATTGTGGTTCCATTAGCTGTTGCAACGATTTTTGATTTTAATGGAGGCGTTACAGAGAAGGTATTAAAGGTATAATTTGCTTGTGAATTAACACCTATAACAGGTTGATTCGATACAAAATTGCCCACAAGATTTGTTACTTGTAATTGTGTATTTGCTCTATCCCAAGAAACAACTTTGGCATTTGTATATGATAACGCAGGTGTCGTTCCTTGGTATACAACTTCACCTATCTGATAATTACCAGTGCCACCAGTGTTCATATTGAACAGCACATTTTGATTTGAATGCAAATCATTGTAGATGTTTGTGATGGATGTGTAGATTATCTTGGAGTTATCTGTTTGTGCACCAAAAATGAAACCTTTCACAGTAAACTGTAAAGTCCAAACAATCATTCTGGTGTCCGAAGTTCTATCTCCTTCATAATCAATATCGAAG